TTGTTCCTGCATTTCATAAACATATTTTTCATACTCTTCTATTAGCATAGGGTCAGCACCTGCCGTCTGCATTGGTGCTTGAGGTCCTTCATTACCTGTATATTTAATAGAAGGTGCTCCTGTTTCTAATTGTTCTGAAATATTAATATCTGTTATTGCCATATTTTTGCCTAATTTTAAGCGGTTTATTATCTTACTTTGTTTTTGAAAAAAGATCAAGGTTTGGCATTAAAACATGTACATCTCTTCTGATGTCATCTTCAGCTATGCCTTTAGCTTTCCATTCTTCTTCAGTCTTATAAATCTCTTCAGTATGCTTGTTTTTTATAGTCGTTGTTACCTTTGCAGGTGTTACAACTGGTACTTCTTTTCCATCTATTATTGTTGTTTTCATTATGTTGTTATCTCCTTCTTAATGTTTANNTAGCTAATAGCTATATCAAACGACCCTGTATCACTTGACTGAACTGTCAAAGTAGTACCGCCTTCTACCACCATTGGAACTGTTAATAATTCAGTAGTAACATTAGCTGTTAATGCTGCTGCTTTAATGGCTGTTATTGAGTTGTTTAATATTGTAACTGTAGGTGTTGAAGCAGACGTCACTTTGATAGATTTAATTATATATGTTTCAGTAACTAAAGGATTTTGAACACTATCCTGTTGTACCAAACATAGTAAGTGCAGCTCCACCTGTGTCGTTATCTACTCCATAAAATTTATATTGATTTACTACTGCCATTATTCCATGAAGAAGCTTCTAGCTTCTATTTCCTGTTTTAATTCTTCTTGAAAAGTTGTGTTTAATTTTTCTAAGACTGCGTCTAAATCTCTTACTAAAGATTGAGCTACATCTTGTCTGTAGTCTTCACTAGCTCTTGTTAATGTTTGTACTATCTTTGCCATATTATTTAATTAGTGAGTCTCTTTCTTTTTTTTCCTCTGCACTTACAAATCTATATTGTCCATCTATTATTTCATATCCATCTGTAAACTCTTCTTCCTCATCTCCTGACCAGTTTTGTCTGTCACCCCACCATCCAGTTAAAGTTTGACCAGGTTGTTTAAAACTTTTTAAAGCATTAATTCCTGTGCCTGCCCATGGATGTCCCATAAATGCCCCCATTACACTAGGAGCAAAACTTTTAAGTCTATCTCCCAAATAAGATAGTCCCATTTTAGGTTGTCCTCTAGCATCTAAATTTCTATACCCACTAAAAAACCCGTCACCAGAATATTTTTGATCAACTACATCTGGCATTGTATTTACTGTAGGTGATGTGCCACTATCTGTATGTGGATTAGGTCCTCCACCTCTTTCATTACCACCAAAACTTTTATCAGCCATTCCTTCATTTGCGTCTCCCCAACCATTTAAACTCATGATGCCTGAAGGTCCTTTGTTAGGTGAACCTTGCATAGTTCCATACATATCCATATTAACTAGAACATCTCTTTCTCGTGGAGTAATATAAGCCAGCTCTGTCATTTCGTGATCAGGTGCTGACTGCCAATACTTAGGTGCACTAACCATTGGTTGTTCACCTAGATAATTTTTAACACCACCTTGCATACTCATTATTCCACCATTAGATTTTTGAATTCTACTTCCATAAGTATCNGTCCAGTCTCTTGCGATCTCTGGTTCNTTAGCCCACAGGTATCTTCTTTGTGCTTCTGATTTAAANGGCATTATCGTCTTCCTCCTGCATGTACATCTAACCTAAAAGTACCTAATTTCCAATTAGAATCTACAGCTGTATTTGATATCTTAACTGCAACAGCTCTACCTCTTGCTCTACAAGATTGATATTTTGTAGCAGATGTAATTGTAAATGGTCCTAATGATGAACTAGCGGCTGTATCGTTAGGGAAATTTCTTAGGTCTAATTCAACAATAGTGTTGCCTGCTTGAGTTAAAAAGTCTGGTAAAAATCTACTGACCCTCATCATATATTCTCCATCTCCTCTAAAAGTAATTCCTTGCTTTTGATCCTGTGTGATATCAAAATCTCCAGATAAAATATTTGCTGGTATAGCGGATGTAGTTCCAATCTTAACTTGGTTAACTCCTGTTTCATGTTCATAATAATATGTAACACCCTCAGTATTACCTTTTACATCAAAAGACGAATCAGTATCAGCATCATATTGAGTTGCATGTGGTAAACCAAATATAGCTGAGTCAATCCATGTAGTTCTAGGGAATAAAGAACTAGCGTTCGTATACCAAATAGGTCTATTAATTGTTGAATCTAGATAACTATATATAACACATCTATTGTTTACATTTGAATCAGCTGTAGGATAGAACCACATTACTTCACCAAACAAGTTATTTAGTCCACAATAAATCATTTGATTAGAAGTTTTATTAAGATCATCATAAACATAGTCTTCAACTAAACAATCCATTGATTCTAGTTTACCAGTGAATCTAAAGAAGCCATTTTCTGACATCCAGTAAGCAGCACCATCAACTTCAACGGCTGCATTTTTTCCAATTAAACCACAGTTGGTTCCTACTTGCTCAAAGGCAAAAGTAAAAGGTTGGCCTACAAAACGCATGGTGAATAATGAGGTATCCGACCAAACATAAATTGTATTTCTACCTAACTTAGCTCCCATGATCCGTGATCCGGAAGCCAGTCTTTGTGTGCCAGCTGTATTGGTTGCTGTAGGTGTCCAAGTGGTTAATGACTCTTGAGAAGAGAATCTTATAAACATATCGTCCTGTGTATCAGTATCACCAANAGTTGTTTCTGTTCCAAATAAAACTAAGTGACGATCGGGTGTTGATACAATCATATCTCTAGATGCAGTAGGTGCANNNGATATAATAGTNGCTCTTNTNNCTNNNGCATTNGATNNATCTGCATTCCATTCAAACACAGATCCATTACAAATTAAAGCAACTAAAGTGCTTCCTAAATTATCTAAAGACCATAATCCTGGTTCTGCAACTTTGTCCGTGGACGCCGCTGCTTGACCCCATGCTGCATAGTCACTGAAGTTTGTAACAGTTGCGCCATCTGAATGAGCAGCTCTTGTCGTTCCTCTAACTGCTCTTGTAATTCCTGTTAAAGTTGTGCTTCCTGAAACTCCTGTATAAGAAATTTCTTCTGTGCCAACTTGAATATAATTCGTTCCTGTTGTTGGAAACCCTGTGACAGAATCTAAAACAATACTAGTTCCTGATCCTCCAGTTCCATAAACATTGTCACCTAAAGCTCCATCTAAAGTATTAGTTTGAGGATTAGTTACTGTACCACCAAACTGAGATATACCCCATCCATATACACCAACTTGATCAGCCGTACCAACGTGGTAATATTTATAATAAGTTATTCCTCCTGATTCGCTTGCTCCTGATCCTGATTCTGTAGATTCTGCTTCAATTGTAAGTGTAGAGGTAGTGGGTACAGAAATGACCATAAATTTTTTATCACAAAAATCAGATGCGCCAAAATTTGAATTAGTAATAGNACTAAATGTAGAAGAATCTCCAAATAAAATGATGTCTCCTGCTACAAAGTTNTGTGCTGATGGAAAAGTTAAAGTAACGGTTGCATCACCATTAGTGGTGCTAAATGCATTTGTAATAGCTGTGCCTGATGGATTAACTAAAGGATGGATATCATAGTAAACTCCTCCAGAATAAACATATAAAATTCTATTAGTGCCTAAGATAGAGTATTTAATACCTTCTTTATTTACCATTTGATGAATGGCTCGTGTAGGACCTGTTAGTTTTTTATCTCCAAGTGAAGACCATCCACCTACTTTTTCAGGTGTACCATATCTAAAACGGACGTTTTCTCCACCCGTCCACATAGCTTCTGCTCCGGTAGGCGTGAGCTGTTTATTAAATCCTGGTAAAAATCCTATCTTTTGTAGCATAGGTCTTCTATTATATTATAGTTCGATAAAAGTGTAAACTGATATAAGTTTATGCAGCTTCCCAAGCTGAAGTTGAAGGGTTCCAGACAAAATTTTCTACAGTATCGTCATCTACTGCTGCTTTTCCTGTCCATCTTAAATTATCTTCGTCCCAATCTGGAACAATCTCGTTTCCTGAACTTCCTGTACCTAAAGCAGGCACTGCTACAGGTGCTTGCCAGTCATCATTATCGTCTAATGACCATGATGCATATGGTTGTGGGTTAAGAAATTTATCTTTTGAAGGATCATAAACATGTCCTATTCCTGCATATAGTTTTCTAAAACTTTTGTCACGAAAAGTCTGTTTCCAAACACCACCTAGTTTATTAGCACACCATGTTTCACCATCAACATGCTTGGCATTTTCACCTAAAGGGCCAGCTGCTGTTTCTATATCATCTCCAACAGCAATAACTCTTTTGACAATTAATTGTGTATCGGATGTAAATCCTGTTGGATCCACCATTGATTCTAATTCTGCAAAATGTGCCATATTTCTCCTAAAACATTATTAATAGTTTTTTAAACTAAAAAGTCAATGTTTATTTAATTTTGAACCCTTTATAAAAAGTAGGAAGCCCTAAAAATGGACGTTTATCAAACTGATTTTCTCTAGCATTTTTTGTCCCTGCTTTATTATAATGAAGAAAAACCTGACCACAGTTATTTCCCGTAAACTCTTCTCTCCAATGCTCCAAAGTACATCCTGAATATATAAGCATATCTCCAGGGTTAAGATCAACTTTAATACCAGCTTGACCTTGTCTTCCTGTTGGGTCTAAATATATAGGCCAATGATCTCCTCCTAAATTTAAAGTAGTAGATATTTCACATGAATATCTATCTTTATGTCTATGTAGAACATCACCTTTTTTATAAATTCTTGCATAAGAATAAGTTTCACTTAATTTTAATTTAGTATGTTTTTCCATTACAGGTTTTACTCTTTGTAATAAAGTTTCCATTACTAGATCTCCATAATGAGAATATGTATTAGGAGCTTGATGATCATTCCATACACCATAGTATTCTGTAAACGGTGAAAGCCATTTGTGATCAAATAAAAATCTAGCAACTTTTCTTTTATTTAAAAAATAAGCGTATGTAAAATTAGCTAGCTCTTTACTTATGACTCCTCTTAATATTGAATATTTATTTTTTTTAAATGACATATTTTCCTCCTTAAAAATAATTAAAGTTTATTACTATTCTATTATTACAATTTGTAGAATTAGTTCCATAGTGTTTTTGAGTAGAATTAAATAAGACCATTCTATTACTCTTGCTTTCCACTTTTTTATCACCTATCATTGTATAACCGTTATTATCATTAATATAATATAAAGCCACTTTACATTCAAAATCTTGGTCTACATGTTTTTCAGATTTAATTATTTTATTATTTACAGGGTTTAAATTAGCTTTGATTCTAATTAAAGCATTAGGTTTTAATCTTTCAAGTAAAGGGTTAAGATTTTCAAAATAGTTAGAGTTATAATTATAGTTTTTATAAAATATATGCACAAATTGATAATCAAACACTTTATCTTTAAAAGGCCAAACACAGCCAGGTTGGTAGAACCAAGGAAAGGTTTGAGATTCCAGTAGAGTTTTTAAATTAAGATGATCATCTACAGGTAGATAATTATCTATTGTTTTAAAATTATTACCTTTTAATTTAGACATCTTTTGTTATTCCTTTTGGTAATGCTTGTATGTTCCAATGTATAAACCTAAAAGGTTCATATCCCATATCTACAGAATACATATGAGGCATAAAGGATGGAAAGAACATCATTGTTCCAGGTTTAATATCATAGTTAATTTGACTACTTGCATAAGTTATTTTAGTGATGTCTTTTTCAGGTAAAAGATTCATCGCATTTCCCGGTCGTGGATCTTGAAATATTGGTCTAGATGTTGCATCACTACATTTTAAAAAATAAAAACCAGAAATATGTCCATTCCAATGTGTATGTAAGGTATGATGACCACCACCATTTTTAGCAAATTCTTGTACCCACATTTCAGTTATAGCCATTTGATAATTTCTTAAATCAAAACCCATTTCATCTAAAAGATTGTATGATGTTGCTATCACATATTCTTTTAATGGTTTAAAAGCAGGGTCTATTAAAGGAGTAGAATGAAAAACATGTCCCATATCTCCTCTATTTCCATATACTTTATTTCTTTTATCTATATCTTTTTTTAAATTCTTTTTAGCTTGTTTGATATATTTGTCTGATGCTTTATTTAATTTTTTTACCAGTTTAGGTGCTTCAGCATACCATATGGGACATCTAAAATGGTCTTCTAGTAGTAATTGTTTTGGAAAAGTCATTATTTAAATGGCCATCCTAAATTCCAAACAACCAAACTGTTTCTTTCTCCACTTTTAACTGGGCATACTCTATGCCATACAAAACCAGGAAATACAACTAAAGATCCTTTAGGTAATATTTC